GATTGATACAGTTAAAAAAAATTATTTAAACGGAAACTTTGTAAGTTACCAAGTAACTTATGTAAATTCTAATAGAGAAAAGTCAGTACCTCTAGACGAAGCAAACACAGATTACCAAGCAATTCAAGAATGGGCCGCAATAGAAGGCAATAACATTATCGATCCAGGAGCGTAATAAATGGCTTTTGGGATAACTACATTTGCAGAAGCTCCTTTTGCTGCTACAGGTTCAAATAATGCCGTTGTAACAGTATCAGGTGTTCAAATAAATAGTGCTTTAGGAAATTCTCCTATTACAGCAAACGCAAATGTAAATCTCACAGGTATACAAATTTCATCAAACATTGGGTCTACTTCTGCTCAAGTTAACACTCCAGTTAATTTAACTGGCCTACAAATAAGTTCTAATCTTGGTCAACAAACAATTGTAGCAAATTCAAATGTAAGCCTAACAGGAAACACTATTGGAAGTTCAGTAAGCTCAGTTACTACAACGGCTAATGCAAATGTTACACCAACAAGTTTATCTTTAACAGGTTCTTTAGGCTCAACAAATATTATAGGAAATGCAAATGTAGCTATTTCTGGTAACACTTTAAATATTTCACAAGGAAATGCAATTGGTACAGTAAGTGTCTCTGTAAATGTAACAGGTCAATCTTTAACAACGAATCAAGGATCAATTACCGTCGACTTAAATACACCTGTAAATCTAACAGGTATTAACATAGCTTCATCTTTAAACAATCCTATTATAACTGCTTGGGCAACAATTGATCCAAAAGAAGACCCAACAATTTCAAATAATTGGACTAATGTAAATCAAGGAGTAAGCAATAATTGGACAGAAATTGATCAACAAGTTTCAAACACATGGACTGAGGTTGATATAGCCGCTTAGAGAGGTTATAATAAATTATGCCATCAACATTTTCTACAGATTTAAAACTTGAACTTATGGCCACGGGTGAAAACGCTGGTACGTGGGGAACAAAAACAAATACAAATCTTAATTTAGTTCAACAATCAATATCAGGTGTTGATAATTTAAATGTAGCATCAAGTGATGTCACATTAAGTATGGCTAATGGTACTCTTTCAAATGCTAGAAACATGGTCATAAAATTTACAGGAACATTAGCTGCAGATAGAGTTGTAAATTTTCCATCAGGAATAGATAAATATTTTTCTGTCATTGATGGTACTATCCACGCAGGAAATTCTCTTACATTCAAAGTAACAAGTCAAACAGGTTTTAAATTATGTGAAGGCCATAAATATATTTGTCATGCAAATGGAACTGATATTGTTAAAGATCATGAAGAAAAAGTTTGGAGAACTATTAATGCATCTGAAACAGTTCAAGCGGGAGCTCAATTATTTATAGACACTACATCTTCAGCTGTTACAGTAACGTTACCTGCTTCACCAACAGTTGGTGATGAAGTAACTTTTTTAGATTCTAAATATAATTTTAACTCTAATAATTTAACTGTTGCTAGAAATTCAAGTAAATTATTAAATACAACAACTGACCTAACAGTAGCAGTGCAGGGAGCGGCTTTTACATTAGTATATGCTGATGCGACTGTCGGTTGGACTTATAAGGATAAATAATGCCAGGATATTCAGATACAAAATATTCAGCATCAGGTGTTAGAGTAGGAACGATTGTTCCTCATGGAAAAGACACTGCACCTGATGGTTTTTTAAATTGTGATGGAAGTGCAGTTTCTAGAACTACTTACTCGGCTTTATTTGCAGAAATAGGAACCACTTATGGAGCTGGAGATGGAGCAACAACATTTACTTTACCTGATTTAAGAGATAATGTAGCTTTAGGGAAATCAAGTTCAAAAGCAATTGGTTCAACTGGTGGAAGTGCTACACAAACTCCTGCAGGAAGTGTAAGTGTTGCTAATCATACTCTTACAATATCACAGATACCTTCACACAATCACTTAGCAGGTGGTCATAGTGAATTTGGTACAGGCTCTAGTGTTGGAGCAGGTACAAGAAATACAGGAAATAGTTCAGGAGCAAAAAGATTTTTTACAGCAAATACAGGTGGTGGTGGAGCACACAACCACGGTGGATCTTTTTCAGGTAGTAGTATGTCTGTTTTACAACCTTATGTTGCTGTAAATTATATTATAAAAACTTAGGAGGGTTTATGCCTTTGAGGAGCGTTATGATTAGACCAGGCATAAATAAATCTGATACCCCTGCAGGTTCAGAGGGGCAATGGATTGATAGCGATTTCGTAAGATTTAGATATGGTCAACCTGAAAAAATTGGAGGATTCGAAGCTATTGGTCAAAAGAAAATATCTGGTCCTGCAAGAGCACAGCATACATGGAATGATTTGGAAGGAAGAAAATATGCTGCTTTAGGAACCTCCAAAGCCTTATACATTTACTATGAAGACGCTTTTTATGATATAACACCATTAGATACAGCAATATCTGGTGCAACTTTTACTACAACAAATACATCAACTACTGTTACAGTTAATAAAACTTCACATGGGTTGATTGACAACGAATATATTACTTTTACTTCAGTAACACCTCCATCTGGAACGGGGTATACTTCAACAGATTTTGAATTAAATACTTTTGAAATAAGTAACGTAACTGCAAATACATTTGAAATTACAATGCCCACTGCATCTACTGCAACAACATCAGCGTCTGGTAGCGGAGTCATAAATCCTTATGTAGAAATTGGACCTACTATTCAAACATATGGTTATGGTTGGGGTACGGGAACTTGGAGTGGAAACGTATCAGGTGCTCAAACAACTACATTAAACGGTGCCTTGTTAAACGATACAAATGGTACAGGAGGATCTGGAACAAGTATTACACTAACAAGTTCAACAGGTTTTTCTGCTACAGGTGGCACAATTTTAATTGATCAAGAAATAATTACTTACACGGGAGTAAGCTCAAACGATTTAACAGGTATTACAAGAGGTGCTCAAGGAACATCAACTGCAGCTCATAGTAATGGTGCAACTGTTACTGAGATAACAAACTTCATAGGTTGGGGCAATCCTACAACTACTGGAGAAGTTATATTGGATCCAGGTTCATGGTCTTTAGATAATTTTGGCCAACAACTTATAGCTACAATAAAAGATGGTAAAACTTGGGTATGGGATGCAGGGCTGTCGAATCCACTTGAAAGAAGAGCAGTGATTATGACAGGTGCGCCAACAGCATCTAGGCTAACAATTACTTCTGATAGAGACAGACATGTAATACATTTTGGTACTGAAACTACAATTGGAGATACATCTACTCAAGATCCAATGTTTATAAGATTTAGTGATCAAGAAAATTATAATGTTTATAATCCAACATCTGTTAATACTGCAGGAACATTTAGACTAGATACGGGTAATAAAATTGTGTCAGCTGTTTCTGGTAAAGATTATAATTTAATTCTTACCGATCAAGCTGCTTATGTAATGCAGTTTGTTGGACCACCTTTTACATTTTCTATACGACAAGTAGGATCTAACTGTGGTTGTATAGGTCAGCATGCTGCTGTGTATGCAGATGGTCAAGTTTTTTGGATGGGTAACGCTGGGGGATTTTTCAAATATGACGGTACAGTAAAACTTTTACCATCTTTAATTGAAGATTTTGTTTTTACAACTTCAGGGAATAATATAGGTGTAAATTATTCATCTAACGAAATCATATATGCTTCACACAACTCTTTATTTAATGAGATAAATTGGTTTTACCCAGCAGGTAAACCTTTAACTGATCCATCTCTTCAAAATAATAGATCGGCAGTCTATAATTATGTAGAAAATACTTGGGCTACAATGACACTTTCAAGAAGCACGTATGCAGATGCATCTACTTACGCAGTTCCATACGCTACAGAATATGTAACAACGGATACACCTAACACGTCAAACTTATTTGGAGCTACTAATACGTTTGGTGCAAGTACATATTATGCTCATGAAGTAGGAGTAGATAAAATAGATCTTACAGGTAATTCATCAGCAATACCAGCATTTGTTTTATCGGGGGATTTTGATTTACCTAATGAAGGGGATGGTCAATTTTTATTAAGAGTAAGTAGATTTTTTCCTGATTTTAAAAATTTAGTTGGAGAGGCAAAGGTAACTTTGAATACAAAAGATTTTCCAATCTCAACAAATACCACAACTGCAGAGTTTATAGTTGAAACAACAACAAGTAAAAAAGATACACGAGTAAGGGGTAGATTAGCAAATATAAAAATTGAAAATTTAGACAAAGATCAATCATGGAGATTTGGTACTTTTAGAGCCGATGTAAATGTAGACGGAAGAAGATAATGGCAAAAATAAATGTTTACATACCAGAACCACAACCTGAATATTCACCTGAAAATTTTAGGCAAATAAACCAAGCGATTGAAACTGTCGAAAACCAACTTAACACATCTTATCAACAAGACTTGAAAAATGAACAGGATGCGTTTAATTATTTTATATCATGACAATAAGATACAAAAGTTCAACTTTCGATTTAACAACAACAAACGTTACACCTGTTTTAACGTGTCCTGCTGACGCAACAATTATTGTAAAAAGTGTACAAGCGGTGCACGATACGGCGAGTAATGTTGATACACACGCTTTAGTTACAAAGTCAGGTGGATCTGCTACTAAAATAAGTTATGTAGAATTAAATAAAAGCTCAATAAATATGTTGAAAGGAACTTTAAACTTAGAAGCTAGTGATGTTTTGTCTTTGCAGGCAGGTTCTGCAAATGAAATAACTGGTATTGTAAGTTATGCTTTAATCGATAGATCGCAGGAAAATGGCTAAAAGAAAATTTATTAATTTTATACCACGTCCAAAACCAAGAAAAAGGCCACGAAGACATACAAAAAAACTTAACAAAAATAAAAAAAGGAGTTATAAACCTTATAATCGTCAAGGAAGGAAACAATGACACAAAAAACAATTATTGTAAATGGTGAAGAAGTGCCTGTGTTACCAGCAAAAGCTGAAGAAGAAGTTTTGAATAAAAGAACAGGTAAAAAATATAAGGACAAAGTAGAATTTAAAGAGGATGTAAATGATCCTAATACAGATACTACAGATGAAGATTTACAAGTAAATCAAAAAATAACAGTTGCATCTCTTGAGGTTTTTGGTAAGACTGATTTGTAATGCGACCTTACGGTGGAACTGAAATCCAATACGACTATTTGAAAAAGTATGTTGATCAAGTTATTCTAGATTCTGTTCAAATTACAACATCTGTTCCAGAGAAAGAACCTTTAGATCCTGTAAAATCAAATATTCT